ATTCTCCATGATGAGATATGTATTCATCTACCAAAGCATACATTTTTATACCTGCATGTTTTGCTAATTTACAGAAATAAAAATCTTCACCTGTATATGTTTTGGCTTTAGGATCCCAATATGTGTCAAAGAAATTATACATATGTTCTCTTGTTACTAACTTACCATCAATTAGTGTATGTTGATTTATAGTAAACTCTGGATATTCTTTTATTAAAGCCTCTATAGCAGATCGTTTAATTAACATACAACCTGCAGGACCTCTTTCAACTTCTATAAAACCGTTTTCAACTTTTACATTATCTGGATTTGGAACAGCCATTGTATATTGATTGCCTAATAGTCTTCCATCCAATGTTGAGCCTTCTTGAATTCTTGCTTTAATTTTATCAAAGTCTAATCCTTTAATTGGATATGGAATTAAACAAATATCTTTATCATAGTTTATCATTCTCTCGATCATTTTATAATTAAAAGATATGTCTGAATCTATAAATAATAAATGAGTAGCTTTAGTTCCCAAAAAACCAGAAACACAAAGTTGTCTTCCTTGTGTAACTAAACTACTTTTCATAACCTGAAACATAACAGGTATTTTTCTAACAAAGCATTCTTTTTGAAATTCTAAACAAGCTTTAAAATAATGAATAGACACATCGCTGTGTACTGGTGTTCCTACAAATATACTTATCGGTGCATTAGATACCATTTAAAAATCTCTCCCAATATGTCTTTATTACATTCCAATGGTAGAATTGTCTATAGTACTGCATTTGAAATTTCATAGCATCTGCATTTATACTGTTAACAAAATCAGGCAATATATCAATAGCCCCTGCAAATTGTTTAGATAAGGCTTCTTTATCTTTTAAATAAGGTACATAAATTGGAAATTCAGCGCAAGTTTCATATAAAGCTCCAAGGTCCGTGGTCACTGTTACGAGACCAGCTGCTAAAGATTCCATGGCAGCTAAACAAAAGGTTTCTTCAAATGTAGATGGATGAACATAAGCATCATAAGTATGAAGTATCTTCATTAACTCTTTATGATTTAAATAGCCTTTATAATTAACATTCTTAATTGTTTTTGCTTTATCATATAAAGCTGTAAATTGATTATCAGATACTTTTTTAAAATGATCTCCGTAAATTTGTGTACTTGAGTATATATCTAGTTCTACTTTATCTGTTTTAATTTGTTCCATAGCTGATAGTAAAACATCTAATCCACGCCAAGGAGTTGAGGTATAAACAAGCTTTAATTTTTCTTTAGGTTTAAATTCAGATTTCACTATTAAATCATCATCGAATCCATTTTTAATAACCAATGATATATCTGTTGGTATATCAAATATCATTCTATATTTTTCATATGTCCAATGTGAATTGAACACGTACCAATCATATTTTCTATGATTTAATTTGTTCTTAAACCAAGGATAAAGATTAGGTTGATCGTAACTATTATGTACCCAAAGGATATTTGTTTTATCTATTAGTAAAGGTGTCTTTTCTGGAATTGATGTAGTGATATTAACTTTATCAAGAAGCTCTTTTGATACGTACTTATGTAAGTATTCTAATTGGATTTCGGTGCCACCGTATGGATTCATTACTTAGTTTTACCAAATACCGATAAAGATGCAACTGTTATATGTACGTCTTGTTGTAAGTCTTCTGCTTTTGTTGGAGTATTAGGATTTGCAACATCTGCATTAAATTCAGCTATTGAATCGTAAGTTTGTCCAGTAGTTTTATTTGTAATAACTTCAACCGCTTTGGCTGGTACAACTGGAACTTCTACTCCATTAATTATTGTAGTTTTCATAAACTATTATTATATACTATTAGAGTCTTCCCTGTCCACGATATTCTTTACGATCTTTTCTTTTATTAGGTCTTTTACTATGTCTTCCAGGTCTTTTTTTATTAGTGTATTTAATAAAAGAACCCGAACCATTACTTACTTTTCTAGCCATTTTGTTGAGATCTATTTATCAAAGCGTATGATATTTGTCCAGAGATAGCATTTCCAGTTGCCGATTGAAATTTTAAACTATCTCCTTCTTCTAAAACTAATGCATTATTTACTGCATTATCAGTTGAATCTGCTCCAATTATTGTATGAAAAAACTTATAATCAGTTGAAGCAGAGCTATCTCGTACATAAAAATTAACCTCCATAGACGAAACTGTATCGTTTGCAATAGTTATTTCTTTAACTATTGCTCTTGATGACGCATCAATCGTTAACACTGTTGTAAGTGTAGATGTCGTTAAATCATATCCTTGTACTTTATAAACTATAGTCATGTGGTTGTTATTGTAACTGATCTTACATTTGCAGATAGTTGAGTTCCTATAATTAATGCTCCGTTTGAAGAATTTACTTGAGTACTTCTTCTACCTGTTCCTATTAAAAACCAACTTAAAGTTTGTAAGTCTTCTTGAATCTCATCGTTATAACTTGTGTTTAATTGATTTTGTAAAGTCTCTAACGTTTGATTAATTTGTCTAAAATTATTAACGGTATAAGGATCTTGTGGTTCCGGTATAAGAATATTTATTTTAGCCATTATGTTTGTGGAACACTTCCGCCTCTGCCGTCTGGTTGGATATCTACTCTAAATATACCATAACGCCAATTATCGTTAAGTGCATCGTTTTCAATTTTTATTGACGCAAGTCTCCCTCGCGCGCGCGTGTCTATCTTATCTGTTGTTGATGATACTGTAAAGGGACCTACAGTTGTTTGTCCTTGAGCCGTGGTTGAATCTGCTGGATAAGCTTTAAAAAATAGCGTTACTTTTGTATTACCATCTATATATTTAAAGTCAGGAATAAATCTTCTAATTTTAATAAAAAATTCACCATCTCCTTCTATATCTAAATCAAAATCTCCTGATCTAATAAAAGCAGGTATAGTAATGTTCGTTGTATTTGTGCTTGTTAAATTAATAACTTCATTCACACCTACTTCATGTGCAAATACATAACTACCTCCATTAGTAATACCATTAACTGTAGGAGTGTTCGGAGTCAAAGTGCTTATATATTTAGTAGCACTTGGATACTCTAATACTTGAGCGTCTTCATATGTTGTTCTTGCAAGTGATCCTGTTGTCCAAGACTGAAGCTTATAATTGTAAGTAACAACTCTATCTATTTGTGTTGAGGATGCCTTTGGATAGAACCAATTAATTTCTGTAAATGAACTATTATGTCCTGCAAATACCATCTCTCCATTTGTAAAATTAAGTCCTAAAGAATCTCCCGTTTTAGTAAATACAAAGTCTTCAACTGTAGAAGTTAACGCTTTAACTGTTCCATCAAATACAAAGAAATTACCTGAATCACCCATCCAAAATACAGCACCATCTACAAAGACCGCTGCATGTTGTCCAATGCATCCACAGTTAGATCCGACTTGACGTATGCTAAATGTAAAAGGAGGCCCTACAAATTGCATTGTATAAGCAGCTTCATCTGTTATAACTAATATATAATCCTTACCTTTAACAGCAGCTACAATTCTACTACCGTTGTCTAATCTAAATGTACCTGCTGTGTTTGTAGAAGTAGGTTCATAAATGTCTATATCTTCTTGATCTGAGAACCTAATAAACATTGGATCTTGAGTAGCGGGGTTTCCAATAGTTGTTTCTGTTCCAAAATGAATTAAATGTCTATCTCTATCCGATACTGTTGTTAAAACGGTCGCTGTAGGATTACCCGCTACAATAGTTGCACGTGTGCTAACTCCTGTGCCTGCTGTTGGATCCCATTTAAATGTTGATCCATTTTTAATAGTAGCAATTAATAATTCTCCAAAATTATCTAATGACCAACTTCCTGCATCAATTGTCGTATTAGAAACTGTTCTTGAAGTACCCCAAGTAGATAATCCCCATGTTCCTGCTCCCCAACCATAACCAAAGGTAGAAGAAATAGGACCAACAATAACGTAAGGATTTGTTGTAAGTGATCCACCTGTAGTAACTCCTGTTCCTGTTTCTGTAACAGGCATAGTAATTGTAAAGGTATTTGCAGTGGGTACTGTTTTGACTTCAAATGAATTAGTTTCAAAATTTGCAGATGTAAAACTTGTTGTAGTTGGTCCAGGTGTGGATACACTTGAAAAAGTAATTAAATCTCCAACTTCAAGACCGTGTGCATTTTTAGTAATCGTTACAGTTGCAGATCCTGTAGTTGATGTATAAGTACAACTTGTTAGTGCTGTTCCTAAAGGTGTAATGTCATAAAACACTTCATCAAAAAGAATGTATAAAACTTTATCTGTTCCAATAGCCACATAACGCCTACCAGTTAAATCAAACCAAGAATGTATATCTCTGGCTGCTCCTACTAATATAGATGAATTAATTTGTTCCCAACCGCCTATCTTTTCAGGTGATCCATATTGAAAACGTACATTATCTCCATCAATCCAACGTCCCTCTGCTTGAGAAGCCGTATCGTTCTTATCAAAGCCTGGAGGTAATGGTATCTTTTTTAGTGGCATATTTATGTCTAGTATATCACTTATTTAAGGTTACTTAAACTTTGCTTAACCTTAAAAACAATAAGATTTTTTCAAATCGTTTAATCTTTTATTAATATTTGTTTCAATTTCTACTTTTCCTATAAAAACAACAATAGTTAACCTTTCTTTATCTAATACATCATTAATGCCATGTATTTTTTTTGAATCATAACAAACTAAAGTATTATAAGAATTTGATACTTTTATTATTTTATTTTTTTTATCATCAAAAACGTTAGTCCCTGTTTTTTCATTAAATTTTTTATTTAAATAAATAACCCCAGCTAATTCACAATTATTATCCCTATGTATGTTGGTATGTTTTTTATCAAATTTTAAATAATTTTTTAAATTTATTTTATGAAACATTACATATGTGTTTAAATATTTAATTTTATGAAAAGAAAAATCGTAATAAACATTTAAAATTTTAAAGACAATGTATTCAAATAAAGGTTTATTAAATAAATGAAAAGATTTTGTTCTTGCACCAGGCCAATTATCATTTTTCTCTGGTTTAAAAAATTCTAAAGTTTTAGAATAATTAACAATACTATCTGGATCTTTAAAAAAATTTTCTAACACAAACGTTGGATAATAATTTTTTTTAATCATATTTTTTATTAATAATAAAAAATTTAAGTAAAAGAATACCAACCTGTAGTTATAAATTTTTCTTCAGTTTTTGAAGGAATACCTCTATGTAAAAACATCCAATCTACTGGCCATATTAAAGTTAATCCTTCTTCTGGTTTTATTTTTAATTTTTGATGAAAAAATTCAGTTTCACCTTTATCTTTAACATCGTTTAAGTAAGTCATAAAAGTTAATACTCTATTTACTGAATGAGTTTTTCTACCAGCTCTTTCCATATGCCAACCAAAAAATGCTTCCCCTGGATTATATTTTTGAATATTAAAATTTTCTACAATTCCCCATGATTCTAAATGTGTATCTACATAAGGATATGTTTTTATATATTCATCGGCACATTTTTTTAATTCTTTTAAATAATTTTGTATTTCAATTTCAGGGGAATTACGAGAGCAAGTTAAATCAATTGATTTTTTTAAATTAGGCATATATCCATGACCAACTAATCCTACTCCGGCTTTATCAATATTTTTATTAAAAAATTTAATTAAATTTTTACAAACATTTTTATTAATATACCAACCACAGATAAATTTATCTTTTTTGTTTCTTATATATGCCTTCATTTTATTTTTTAAACCAAGCAGGAAGTCCTAAATGAGGCCTACGATCATATATATTTTCTTTAGATCCCTTAGTTTCAACATTATTATAATGTAAAAATACTTGAGCACAGTCATCAAAAGATAATTTATCTCTCCAATGTTCTAATTCATTTCCTCTATAAACTAACATATCACCTGACTGTAACATTACTTTAACACCTTTAGATTTAGATGGTTTATAATTGTCTGTTTTTTCATCTACAGTACCTTCTTCAGAATTTGGTTCTAAATATATTGGCCAGCAACCTCCTCCTAAATTCATAGTAGTAGATATTTCACATGAGAACCTATCTTTATGACGTTTTAATACATCACCTTTTTTATAGATCCGCGCATAGGAATAATTAGGGTTTAATTTTAATCCAGTATTCTCTTCCATTACTGGAAGTAATTTTGTTAATAATGTTTCCATTACAATATCAGAATAGTGTGAATAGGTTTCCGGAACTTGTTGATCATTCCATACACCAAAGTATTCTGTAAATTGACTAATATAACGTGTATCAAACATTGTTCTTGCAACTTGTCTTTTCATCATAAAATAATCATAACAGAATTTTGCAAGATCTTCTGATATTGCTTCTTTAATAATTATATATTTATTTTTTTTAAAACTCATATTTTCTCCTTTTTAGTTTTTTGTTTATTTTGTATCATTAAAGTCTCCGTTATTATTCTTCTTACAGCCTGTAGATTAAAATGTATAAACCTAAATGGTTCTATGCCATCATCAACTACAAACTGATGTTCTATGTAAGCAGGGAAGAATATCATTGTTCCAGGTTTTGGTTTAATATGAATTTTTTCTGTTCCTAAAGTTATTTCAGTTTCATTTTTTAATGGTAATTGTGTCATAAGTTTAGTTGGTCTTGGATCATGGAAAACTGGCATTGAAGTTTTATCACTACATTTTAAAAAATAAAAACCAGATATATGATTGTCATAATGTATATGTCCTTCATGATGACCTCCTCCTTTTTCACCAAATTCTTGTACCCATAATTCAGTCAAAAATAATTCATATCCAGTTAAATTATAACCAATATTATCTAAAATATTCCAAGATGTTGAACCGATATATTCTTGTAATTCTTTTAAATTAAGATCATTTATCAAAGATAAAGAATGATGACTCATTCCATGATCACCAATTTTTTTACCAAATTTTTTTTCCTTGTCTTTAATAATTTGTTTATTGTTATTTTTTGCTTCCTTTATGTATTTATCACAAACTTTATTTACATCATTTACCCATTCCGGAATTTCAATAGAATAAATTGGTGAACTAAAATAAGAAGCTGTTTGTAAACTATCTGTTTTTGCCATTATTTAAATGGATATCCAAGGTTCCAAATTACCAATGAATATCTTGTTCCTTTTGTAACTGGTTTTACTCTATGCCAAACATGAGATGGGAACACTACAATTGAACCACGCTCTTTAATTTCAGCACATTTTCTAACAGAAGGTTTATCTGGATTCATATTTCTAAAATCAAATTCTAATTCTCCACCTTTGTAATCTTTTGGATCTGATAAAGAACACGTAACAGATAATTTTCTAATTTTTCCAAATGTATTTAAATCATTTTTATTTTCATATGGAGCTTCCCAGCTGTCGCAATGCCAATCATAGAATTGATTTAATTTATATTTTGTAAATTGACAAGATTCAGAAAAATCCCAATCAAAATTCCAACCAGCTAATTTATTTGCTTGATGTATATATGGTTGAATTTCTTTATAGATCCATCTATCATTTAACCATACAATATTAG